CTAAAATCTTCCATTAAAGCATCTGTTCGATTTTCAAATATAGGTATGAGTTTATTTATAAAAGCATCTCTAACCTTAATATCTTTACTCTTTGCCTTTCTAACCGCTATATCATATGCAGCATTTATTAACATCTCTTTCCCAATAGCATCTATTTTTGTCAACCAAATAACTCTAAACACACTATCTACAGCTTTTGCAGACAAGGTCTTATCACTAAATTCCGCCCCAATTTTACTAATCCCAAGATCTTCTTTTGTAAATCTCGAGCCGTATTTTTGCGAAATAAAGTTACCGACCATTGCCTTAACAAAAGCTTTACCTGAAGCAAAAGTCCCGTTCTCTATCATAGACCAACCAATATCACCGACTTGCCGAAGTGCTGACGCCGGGGAGCCCATAACGTCTATCACAGCTACGTTTTTAAAGGTGGTAACAATTCCACTAGTTCCAACAGGGTTAAATCTAGCATGAAGCATTGACCTTAGTTCAAGTTCCTGGCTCGGGGTAAGTCTCTTCTCTTTAGATACCCTTAAAATATACGCCCCAATAGTTTCGTTTAAATCCAGGCCCTCTATTTTATAGTCTCCAAAAAGTTTTTTAGCTTCTACTGCTAAAACTATATCATTGACATAGCGTAAAAGAGCACTGTTAGAATCCCCGTAAAACTCCATTATTTCAGGGCCAATTTTCTTTAACTTTCTAAGCTTTAGTTGTCCCGGTTTAGAAAGCGTAATTCTTTCATCAGCATAACCTCTAAACAACGAATTTACAAGTTTAATTTCTTCCTCATTAGTTAGCTTTCTACCAAGTTTTTTCTCTTTAGCTTCAATAAAAAATTCTATCGTAGATCTATTACCAGTCTCATACAAATAATCCATAAGACCTTCAAAATCTATAATCTGCCGAGGATGGTAATCTTTTAAATAATTAAACTTATATCCAACTGCTCTAGCTTCGTTACCAATAGCATCAAGCATACCCCGAACTTTTTTATACTCTTCTTCCATCCCGTACTTCTCTACCAGCCCATCTATTTCTTTTTTGTTCCGCTCTTTCCTCGCAAGATCAAAAGTATCATAATCTTTCTTAGACATTTTAGTAGTTTTTTCTATAAACGGAAGCATTACATCTTTAGCTATTTTTTCTACCTTAACCCCGGTGTCTAACTCAAATTCGATTATTTTATTCTTTATACTTGGACTTATCTTTTCAAGCCTGGTAGTGAGTGCTCCAAGTTTTTCATCTAGTAATTTTTTAGTTCTTTTAATGTTTCTTTTTGTAGCTGCTTTTATTTCTCTAACCGGGATTGTAACAGCCCCCTTTTCATTTTTTAAGGGTCTTTTTAACCCTTTCCAAATTTCACCTATGTACTTCTTAACCTTAACCCACAGATCCCCTAGAGCTCCTTTCATCTTTTTCTGCCAATCGAAGTACCGCTGTTTTCCACCTGTATAATAATGTTTTCCTAGAGTTTCCAGGTGTGGAATTGCTGCTTTTATATCTTTTCCCAGGTCCCGAATTGCTTTTACAGCTTCAACTGGATCAAACCCGGAGGTAAGTTTTACTCCACCTCTATCCCGTACTTGTCCATGTCTTTCAACATCTGTTGTAGATTTTTTCTCGTCGGAGAATTGTCCAACCCTTCGTTGTTCAGGGACATATTCAGAGAAGATCGGAGAGATCGTCCCTGCTTTTTGTATATCTTCGAGAGCTTTTGTAGCGTGTCTGATATCTGATTCGTATTTTTTAAAGAACTCATAAGCTTGTGCCTCCATTTTATGTTTTGAAAATCCTAAATCTCTTTCTATTCTATGAAACTCTTGAACAAAAGATAAATAATGTCCATTTGCATTTGTGTGAGCGTATTCATGTGTAAGTGTACTAATTAACCCAATAGCTGCACTTTCTAATTCTTTATCTTTTGCTTTAATTTGTGTCGGTGTTAATTCATTTATAGTTTTTGTACCGTAAGGTAATCCATCTACATCTTTTAAAAACGTATCTAAATAAGTAAACGGATTTACCACTACATAATCCTCTTTAAGTATACCACTTTTTGGTCTAAAACCGTGTACACCTGCGTAAGTTGTAATTGCTACATTTTGTTGGGGTACGTTAGTCTGTTTACCAATTGTATCGCTATGTAATTTAGTAATTTCACCAAGTTCACTAAACATCTTTGGATACTGCTTTAACACTTTTACAGCTTCTACAGTAGATCCTGTAATAGGAATAATAAATTTTGTATCACTTATTTTTGGTGCTGAATTAAAAAGTCTTTGTATATCTTTTTTAATTGTATCAGCAATTTTTTTATTTAATTCAGATAAAGTTTTACGTATCGCACTTTTAACTTTTGACTCAACTTTAGCTGTTAATGTGGTTCTATTTACAACAAAAGGATAATTTGCTATATCAGAAGCTTCTGGCGTTTTAATAAAATTTATTTCAATTTCAAAATTAGGTTTTTTAGCAATAGAAAAGTTTAAACTACTACGTTTAGGTACGTCAGGTAAAAGAAGACCTTTATTAAATACTTTTACTCTTACGTCTTTCATTTCTTCACTAGACCAACCATACGGTTTGGTTTTAGGAAATTTAATCTCTACATCACTACCTTCAACAGAAAACTTTTCTACATCAAAAATACTATCTATATTTTCCCATTTAGGTGATTTAACATCAACTACTTTAACATCTATACTAGGGGTTAATCCAGTTTCTTTTAGTTCTTTATCTGACTTAAAATCTTTCATTACTTTTACTGTTTGCCCAGTTCTAAGTCCGTCACCAAAAGTTTCTAGTTCAGCAAGAACTCTATGTGGTTGAATACCATATTCACCTATTGAATTTTGCCCCTTTTTAAGTATAATTCTAGTTCCGGTTTTACTATTATCTGCTACTTCTTTTATTTCTTTATTAACATTATTCTTAAGCATATAATCTTCACTGGTACCCCAGATTTTGCTTTGTACTTTCTTTCCTGTTGTAGGATCAATACCTACAGTAACAATATCAAACGAATCAGGCCAACCCATAAACGCAAGTTTAGCTTGACCAAAACCGCCCATATCTTCAGCACCTTTAGTACCTTGCTCAAATAAAGTTACAAGATCAGATGTTGCAATTTGCGGTGACATACCTTTACCGTAGTCTGTCATAGCTAAAATACCATCATTTATATATACTTCTAATGGTTTTGTAGTATAGTCTCTCATAGCATCAAACGAATTTTGTAAAAGCTCTCCAACAATAGTTCTTGTAGGATTAACACCAAGAATATCTTTTAAAGCCTGTTTCTTTTGTAATGTTGGATTAATAGATGCTGCTATTTTACCAGTACCATATAAATCTTTACTACTTTTTATTATTTTCTCTACTTTCTTTTCTTTCTTTTTATTAAATTTTGCTAAAGCATCATCATTTAATTTTTTCCATTTGTCTCTACTTCTATTAACAGTATCTTTCCAAGCTGTTACGCGAGCTATTTCTTCTGTAGTCGCTCCAGCTTCTGTTAAACGATCAACCCAGGTGTTTAACATATAATAACTTCGACTAGTACCTATTTTGTATTTTTTTCCAAGAAACTTTAATTGCTGATACGGGGTTTGTGTTTTAGGATCAATTTCTACCACTGATTCAGGAACTTCTTCAGCTAACTTAATTTTCTTTCTATCTTTTGTTGTTACAGTTCTACTTGGCTTTTCAACACTAATCTTATCCCCATTATAATAAACTTTACCGTATTTAATCTTAACAAACTGTATACTATCATAGCCTAAATCAATTAAAGCTTTTTTCATCCCAGCTGTATCATCTAAAGCTAATTTAAAATCAACTGCGTTTACTAACTCACTATGTGTCCCGTCAAAATGTAAAGTTAGAGGATTTGTAAAGCTTCCAATTTCTTCTACTGACGGCTTAAAAATCATACCAGAATTCTTGTTATAAATTCCTATTGGCTTATAATCCAATGGTGGCTCTGTTGGTACTCTTTTCGCTTCGTCAATTATATTCTCAGACTTTTGGTCAATTTTTGACCTTTCTCCCGACTTTTCAATTACAAAAGATTTTTCACCAAGTTTTTTAACCTCCCAATTTTCACCGGCTTTTTCAGCAGCTTTTATAGCAAAGCTTTCCATCTTCCAAGGAACTATTTTACCTTTCTTATAACCGGGTTTTCCGAGAGTTTGTAAAGAAAAAACTTTTTCTTTTTTAATTACCTGGTTTTTATTAAAAGTTATTACTTCTTTAACTACTCCATTTTCAACATAAACCGCACTATCATAACCCTCTTTTTTAAGTTCTTTAACTTGTTTACTACCCGTAGCAAAAGTAGATCTACCTTTCTCTAGTGGACCTGAATATACTTTTGGGTTCTTAATGTCAACAGAATATTCTCCAACTACCGGCTCTCCAAGATGTTTAGACGCATTAGCAAAACCAGTAGCTGATTTTTTATTTACTGAAAAGAAAATAGGGCTTCCTTCACCTCTAAACTCTTTTCCTTTAGCATAACCTCTGTATAATTTACTAGGAATTTTTACTTTCTTTTCAACCTTAATCTCTCTTCTCTGAAAAGTCCATCCACTGTCACCTTCAACCACATCATACTCCACCGGATCAGTACCAGATTTCCTAGCTGCAACTTTCATATCTCTAACTGCTTGCCACTTATGTTTAAACCCAACAAGCTTACCAGCTTTATCCGTACCCCTGCCCTGAACCTTAAACCCAGTGGACAACGGGATAACTTTAATCGTAGGTTTTAATCCCTTAATATCAGCATCTCCACCAAAAACCTTCGCCGCAGTTTCTCTGGCAAAGATACTTACAGGACCATCATTTTTATACTCTTTTTTAACTTTTTCAAGACTACCAAGCTTTTGAACTCTCTTTTCTATAAAAGTTTTTTGTTCAGGTTTAAGGTCTTTAGTTGGTATTACTTTTGCTCTTTTAACATCTGCTGCTTTCTCGGCTATATCAAAAGCTTCTCCTGAAAGATCAGATTTAACTTCTTTTACTTCAGTTTTTACTTCTTTTTTCGCTGCTCTTTTAAAATCAAGTTCCGGTAATTTTTTTACTTTCAAATCTACTTTTCTGTCAAATTTCTTACCAACTTGAACCTGCTCCCCTGGTTCCATACCAAGTCTTTCTTTAAGTGCAGCAATAACTGGTTTATCTTTTTGTATCTTAACCTTCTCACTAATAATAGCAGTAACCGGTCTTTCTTTCATAGCTATAGCTATTTCAGCTGCAATACCTTTATCAACCCCTTTTCGAATCAGCTCACTTTGCATCATTTCTGGAGGAATATCTCTTTCAATAGTTTCTACTATAATCTCATACATCTTCGTATGTTCTTTAATTTTTGCTTTAACATCTCTAGCACCTTTACCAACAAGACCAAACATAAAGACTTCAACACCAAACGTAGCAAATTCTTTAAGATTCGGATACTTTTCTCCATCTATAAATCTAGCTTTGTTTTTAGCAAAATCATGTAACTTTTCAAAAGGTACTGCAATTTTCTCAAGAGCTTTCTGACCAAGTTGCGTTTTAGCTGTTAAAGCTCCGCCAAGACTAGGAACATTATCATCAATAAATTTTTTATAGTCTTCTATAACTTCATCTGAAACTCTTTCACTTTCGGGGTATAAACCTAAATAATCCGCAAGCCTATAAGCTCCAATAGTACCGTATTTAGCTAACCCAACTGGTATAAACGTAGCGGCACCTGCAACCACATTAGCAACAACTTCTTTTACTCCTTGAAGCTTCTTTCTTACTGATTCTTCAGGTCCTGGAAGAGCTAAAAAATCATTATGTTCTTTTACTTTAGCGTTAAAATCTTCACTCTGTTTACCAATAACTTTAAGTCTTTTATTATACTCTTTCACACTGGTAGTAAAATCATTAGCTAGTTGTTTATACATACCAACTCTAGCGTTGTATCCTTCAAGTTGTTCTTTATTTTCAGGTTTTTCTTTTTCCAGTGCTAATCTCATACCCCTTAAATCATTATCTTTAAACTGAAGCTTTTCAGCAATATCAGTTATTTCTTCATTCTGCTGTGTTAAACTTTTATTTTCTATGTTAAGCTCTTCTCCAGTAGGTGGTACAATTAGCTGCTCTTCAGGAGTTCTTTGCTTAATCTTACCAAGTTCGTCTTCGAACTCACCAAACGGATCAGCTATACTTTTCATCAAAGGAGTAACTTCGTTTTGTTTAGCTACTTGACCCGGTGTTTCCACTGGTATAGCTATCTCACCTTCAATGTCAGGAATTTGATTAGACGCAGGAATATTTAACTTTTCAGTAGGTTCCCCAAATTTTAATTCTGGTACACCAAACTTAGAGAAAAGTCCCTTTTCCTCTTTTTCTTCTTTTTCTCCAAAATCCAACTCCGGAAGACTTCCAAACTTTTCACCACTAAAATCAAGTTCAGGTAAATTACCAAGTTTTAACGTAGGCATGATTTACTCCTTTTGAGATAATTTACTATACGCCGCTCTAATTTCTTCATCTGATTTACCTGGATAAGCTTCTCTATAAACTGCAAGATCTGCATCACTTAACTCAGTTTTTACTTTATCTGCTTTAGCTCCAACCTTTACTTTAGCGTAACCAGGAATTGTTTCTGTTCCAGGATCACCACCAAAAAATCTTTGTACTGCAGCAACCTTTCCATCTTTATCTACTTCCACGCCGTTTTCTTTCCACTCGTATCTAAATTTACTTCCACCTTTTTCAGCAAGTTTATTATGTTCTTCAGCAAGAGTTGAACCAGCATCTTTATCAGTTAAAATCGAGTAACCATTTTTATCTATCTTAGAAAACTTTTCACTAATATCTGAAAGTCTTTTTGTATCAGATCTTTTCCCAGCAGCTATTTGAGCCTCTGTCAAAGGTTTTTCTTCTGTAGGCTTAAACGAAGGGCCTCTACCAATTTCTTTCCAAGCACCACCAACAAACTCTTCAGTAATTGTTTCAGTACCCTTTTTAATAGTCCTGGTCTTCGGGGCTTTCACTTCTTTCGGTAAAGCCGTTACAGTACCCTCCGGTAAGCCATACGCAACTGGATCAAAGGTATCACCAGTTTTTAAATTCAACTTAACCTCAGTAGCATTATACCCACCTCTTCCATTCGGCATATAAACTGTTGTTTGTTTTCCAGCTGTTCCACCTTCCGCTATAGTTTTAGCGTCTAAAGATAGATTCAAAAGTACAGACTTTAAATTATTCATTGCTGTTTCGTCAAGCCGATAACCTGTCTCACTGGAAGAATCCGGCTTTCCAAATTGAGAAATATCAGGTATCATATAAGCATGATCTTTTAAAACCTCATTTTTTAAAATCATATCTTTAAATTTAAACAGATCCCCGCCGTCAGTACGAAGTTTAGCTCGTATACCAAGTAAAGTTTTTTGAATACCCTCCGCATATTTTTGTTTATTATCAAGAGTTTTACCAACCGCATCAGCTTTAACTTTAGCTAATTCAGCCTCTTCCTTTAACTTAATAAAATTCTGTGTTTCTGGACTTAACTCATGCTCTAGCTTTCGTTTCTCCAACTCAAAAATAGTATTCCTCTGCCCAGCTTTAACTTTTCTATCAGCACTCGATTCATCATACTCACCAAGCTGTTTAAATTTCATAATAGTATTTAAAGCGTTAGACTTCGGTATATTTAATTGTGGTATTGGCATTTTATTTCTCCTTATCCTAACTTACTTAAATATTTCCAAGCCAAGTAATTATCCATTGCTGAACTCGAAGCACCTGAAATAACATTAGCCGTATTAATATCCCCGGCTGCTTGAGCTTCACCAACATTTATAGTATACCCTGCAATGGCATTACCTGTAGCTCTTTCAGTTCCCGCAATCCCAGCACCTGTAGACACCGCATCTCCAGCAGCTTGTCCCGCACTGGTTTGTCCAACACCAGCAATACTCTGCAACGGGGTTAAACTTTTATAATAATTGTTAAGAAAATTATCGTAACTCTGCGTAGCATAGTCTTGTCCAAATTGTGTAGCAGCTTTTGTTGTACTACCACTTAACACATTCCCCTGCCTAGATGCATCTCTATCTATAGCCTTTTGACCTTCGCTAAGCCTAAACTGATACCCTGGATCTTCAGTAAACTCCCCGGGTCCAGCACTAATTTTCTCCTGCAGCGTACCAAGTGCTTTTTCACCAGCTTCCCGCCACGGTTTAGTCAATTCATTACCAGTCTCAAACATATCCATTTGAGCTGCAATTGCTCTATCACTAGCAGCCGATTGAATTTCAGCAGCTCGTACACTCGCATCAGACTGAGCCCTCGCTGCACTTTTAGATGCCTTTGCTCCTACTATTCCAGAAACTACTGACATAACTAAATCTCCTTTATATAATGTGATTCAAGTAATTTATACCCATTCTTTTCATAAAAAGCTTTAAGGGTATCGGGATACGAGTCAACCATATGAATCATAGCAAGTTTTTCACAACCAAGTTTATGTGCTTCAGCTTCAAATTTATTAAATAATTTCTTACCGATTCCTCTATAAGTTGGGTCAACAAACCAGAAAGTTTCAATCGCAATTTTCTTCCCGTCATGTAAATCATTAGAAATAATAAAACCTATAGAACCTTGGATAATTTTATCTTCTGTCTCGGCGTAAAATACTCTACAAATTCCAGATTCAAGTAACTCTTGATACCTAGCATGAGCGTATTGTATATTAACCTTAACCATACCACTAGCTTCTTCAAAAGCTTTCATAAATTCAGTATGTCTCATGCTTTCTCTACCATCTTTTGCAGTCCATTCTTTTATCATACTACACCACCCTTAGTTTTCCAAGAACTGGGTACTGATACAGCCCTTGATCTATTATATATTCGAGAAAATTCTCATTTAAATACTCCACCTCATGATCAGTCAGTAAGCGAGTCTTCCCATTCTCTGTACCTATAAACGGCTGCACCAAAGTAGGAAAAACATTATAACCTTTTGGAATTTTATTAACCTCCATTGCTATATCCAAATAACTTTCATCCTCAAAGCCAAGAAGAATATTTCCATGGTAGTTAATTTTATATTTCTTCAGTAAATCCAAAGTTCTATAAATATCTTTTACAGTAATTCCCTTATACATTTTATCTAATCTTTTTTGGTTAAAAGACTCAATCCCTACAATAAAATAGCTACAATTGCTGTCCTTTGCAGCCTTTGCCATTTCTTCATCAAAGATGTCACAACGAAGACTTGCTCCCCATTCCAGATCTTTACCTTTTAACCAGCTACAAATTTTCAAAAATCTTTTCTTCGACAAGTTAAAAGTATTATCATTAAACACTATTGTATCTATTTTATACTTATCTTTATAGTACTGAATCTCCTCAAACACTTTATCTAACTTCCGCACTCTAAACACACAGGTCTGTGAACAAAAAGTACAGTTATGTGGACAACCCCTAGAGGTTAAAATAGACATATATCTTTTACTATGCCTTTTATGGTACTCGTCAATGCCGAAGCCCTCGTAATCGGGCCAAGGGATATGGTCAATATTTGACGTTTCTTCGAACTCACCGACACATACCTGATCTACATATTTCCCTATAATCTCCGGGATAAACGTAGCAAGTGCTCCACCAATTATTGTATAAATTTCAAGATCTTTACATATCTTAGCATCCCTTACAATAGGTAGCATAAATTCTTCAAAACCAGTAAAAAGTACAGCATCTTGATCTTTAACTTCCTTGACAAAATCATAGTCATAGAGGTTATAATTTAATACTTTTACCTCATGCCCCTGAGCTTTTAACACCGCTGAAACATACATAAACCCCAACGGATAACAGCACATATCATCAAGTGGTACTCCATACTTATGGCAAACAAGACATAGTTTCAATTAAGCCACCTTTTTCTTTAGCTTTTTTATTTTAATATATTCAGGCTTAGGAATAACTTTTTTAATTGTTTTAACGCTTTTACCAATTTCATAGTTTCTTGGTAAACCAACTGTAACAGGAATAGTTGACCAATCTGCCTTTGCTTCTTCATCCACTTCATATTCTTCTATAATTACCTCAAGTAAATCTTTACCCACCACAGCATCACATATCTTATACATAGCTTCAACTTCTTCTTTCGAGGGATTAATAACAATAATTTCATAAGTTGATTTATCATAACTTCTAAACGGATGAGAAACAATCACCGGGTCTCCACCATTTCCAAAGCAAGGGTGATCCGGGGCCTGGTACATAGCTTTTATAGCTTTAGTAACTTTATCCCGAAGAATAAAAACCCAAAATACCTCACCAGATGATGTAACATATCTTTGTTGAGCATAACCTGTATATGATGCATTTTCATTCCCAAGAAAAATATTAGTAATGTAAGAAGTAGACGATGTAGTTCCATCTCCACCAGCTATTGAAGCAAGTACCTCAAGTGTTGGTCCAGCATTTGAACTTTTCGTCTGAGGATAAAAACCGTATTCCCCTCCGGGAAGAGCTATATTCGCTTGCGTTCCTGTTACATTTACACTCCCCATACTGGTTTTAAGTTTCGCCTGCGCAACAGCAGCTGCTCCAAGCTTAGTCTCGGTAATAGCTCCAGCACCAACCATTCCTGCTACTATACCCAAGGCTACTACACCCTCAACAATATCATCTTCTTTTAATGCTCTAAAATTTTCTCTTATATCTGCCGAAACAAGACTTCCATCTGTTGCAGGTTTTCCGCCGTCATAAGCCATTTTATACTCCTATTATTGTTATGTTACAAGTACCACCTACATCAGTAGACGACATATTGTATAATTTTATAGTTGCTGAAGATGAAGATTGCGAAGTAATCAAAGGAACTAGCACAGTCGCTCCAACTGGTGTTACTGTTATTGCTGGCGTAGAATTAAACCCAGAATAATTAATAGTTGTTCCACCACTGGCTGCTATTGTCTGTCCAGTTACTTGTTTAAATAAATTAATTACATTACCTGAAATAATCATATTATGTAATATAATTCTATGTGCAGTATTACTAGTAGCTAACTCAACAAAAATAGCTACATATCTAAAAGTAAAAAGCGTTCCTGAAATTTTATAAATATCTCCTGAAACCTGCACGGGAGTTAATACTTCAGCTACATCATCATCAAAAGCAGCGTTTGTTCCCCAATTTATATTATCTGTTGAATAAATTGCAGAAAGAGTATAAGACGTAGACGCCGGGGTATCTTCTTCCAAAGTATATAAAAAAGATGCTTGAACTGTTTGTGAACTACCTAAATCAGCATGCAAATATATAGACCCAGTAGATTCAGTCGGTGTATCCCAGGTTCCTGTATCCCAAACTGCTCCAACTTCATCCCATAAGACTGTCGTTGCAATTCTAACAGAAGCCTCATAATCCCTATGTGAATCAGCATCAATAGTAACGGGGCTCGAAGTTTCATCTGACAAATCCGTATCGTCTATAGCATTACTATACTCATCTCCAGCACCAAGCACAGTTTTTACATAACTCATTGCCTGATTTAAATCACCATAAAGAGTAGATATAAACATATCCGCTGTAATTGTATTGGTATGTATACTTCCACCATCTATTTTTGTAGTATCAGACGGATGAACCCAACCTGATATAACAGAGGTATCTACACCTTCAATGCTAGACCCAGATTCTATTAAAACTGTTCCTTTAATTCTAAGTCCATTAGTTGAATCGTATTTAAGATATTCGGATTCTTCCCCAATAGCTATACCATAAAGATCTGTAGTATAACCAAGAAAACCATTAAGATTTCCAAGACGTAATTTCGTACTTATTGCGTACCACGGAGAGCCATAATGTGAAAGCACAGAGAGATACGGGGCATTAGTTTCAGAAGATGTCATATAAATCCCACCATCTCCATCATTACCATAATTAACTACAGCTGAACCTTTTGTCCATATAGGATTTGAATCTGTCCCATAGTTACCACCCTTATCTCTTGCAACTGAATACGTGGGAGCATTGCTTATATTATTAACTATAAGCCATTCATCATCACCAAGTACCCCCGGTTCCCCTGTTTTTATCCTAAGAACATCATTTATACCAAATGTCTCGTTTCCTTCTATGGTCAGTGTAGAATCATCATCCGCTGTCATATCCGTAGCCAGAACATCCCCACCCATTACAAGAACATTTCCACCAACTACACTAATAGTATCTTTTTGAAAAACACTTGTTCTAAATATACCTCGACAAGCTATATTACCCACCTCAAGTAAATCTGGAGAAAGAGTAAACCCCGATCCCAGGTATCCTGATACATAATTATCTGATTGTATTCTATCATTAGCTCCATCAATAACCAGTGAATTTACTCTAATCCTATCATTTGCTTGATCTAAAACAATATTAGCAGAATACAGTGTAGTAGCCGATAAGGTCCACCCACCTATTGTACCTGATGCAGCAGATAAAACCCCTGCAACTGTTACACTAAAAGGAGCATCTCCAATTGCATCAGCCCCGCACCATATGCCAACACCTGGTTGCATCTGAACTCTAGTTGCACCTGACCCAGCAAAGAACCCATCTGAAGTATTTATAATCTCATACAAATCTTCAATCTGAGCTATCTGTGTTTGTCCAACAAGCAAAGTAAAAAACTCATTCCAAACTTGAGTTATGTTACCTTCTTTATTAAACAATGTTGAAGCTAAAGGAGGTCTTAATAAATCTATTCCCATTTATATCACCTTTAATGTCCACATTCTTCTAGTTCAGCAAAACTACCAAGTAAAACAACCTTCACCGGAGTTTCAATAGTTGCTTCATAAACTCTATTTCTACTTTTACCAAGTCTTCTCCACCGCTGTCTTGTACTATATTTCTGATACTTACCAAGTGAAACTGCTTCACCATCACTCCAAGTATTTCCACCATCATCTGACCACTTTAAAGTAACTTGTGGGTCATACCCGTCAGCAGTTGACGCAACATCAAGCCCTACACCGGATTCAAAATCCAGCTCAACCTGATGATGTATTACATTGAATTTTTCTTTGTTTATAGTTTGTGTTCTTCTTATTCGTCTAATATTCAAAGCATTATCTGTATAAGTATTCATTGAAAGAGTATATATTTTTCCACTAGCACTATCGCCTACCAACTGAGCAGAATTAAAAACCACACCGGTAACTCCTCTAAATGCCCCTGCAACGGAACCCGTAAGACTTTGCCATTCATGCCAGTACAGCGACTCAACATCTAAAGCCCACGTTTTATCAGGAGTTGGAAAATGAATTACATAAAACTCTCGGCCTTCCAGTGTATAAGTAAATGCCAACGCATCACTGATAGTTGCATACGAAGAAATTTGATAGTTAATAGTCGGAGTAGATATAATTTCAAAACTATACCCCGTGCTCCTCATAATAGATTTTTTATTCGAAAGACAGTAAATTTTTTCATTTATTTCTACTATCGAATCTACAGCCCCGCAACCAATTGGTGTAATAGCCCCCGGTACTCTCGCAAAAGGAAATGTTGTATTACCAGAATTATAATAAACCTCTACAGACCTTTCACCAAGTAGCCATAAATTCTGTGACGTAGTACCTATCCCAACAAGATCATCTGATACTGCTTCCGCTGTAGTATATTCCAGGGCATCCCAGGTTGTACCTTCATAAAGACCTGATATATTAATTCTCCCTGTACTTCCAACAGTAACTATAAAATACCCATCAAAAAATGCACAATCAGTAGCTGTTGGAAAATCCCCATCAGAAATGTCCGTAAGCGTATCAGTTGTTACTATATGACCAAAAGCTGTACCGTCTACAATTAAAAGTTGTGTACCATTATCAGCCATCCCAACATGCCCGGTACTTGTGGTAATAACACCAAGACTTGTCGGCGTTCCATTGGCTACTATTTGATATACAGTATTACCAACTACCGAATATAAATAGTTTCCCATAACATGCATGCCTCTGACTATAGCTGTAGTTCCAGACGTACAAAACACAGTATTCCCCGGTGTCCCATACATAGCTACAACAGATTTAGCGCCTTCATTATCTACAACGGGGAATAAGTTAATACTCCGCTGTGCGTTAATATCTTTTGACCTACCTTCGTAGGCTCCACCGACAAAGGGAATCTCCATCTTTTACCTACCTATAAGAATCAGAATTTATACTATAACCACCAGAAGCACTTACTGGTAGAACAATTTTTACTGGTTCAACATAATTTGCTGAGTTAAGTGTTGTTATTCTATTATACGAATTCATTGCTGTTAATGCAACCTCTCTAGATACGGTCTTACCAAATTCCGGTGCAAGCCGAACAGCAAGATTATATATAATAGGTTCTTCGTACTGTACTGGCATAGACAGCGTACTAGATGTAGAGCTAAACGAACTAGTTTCTGTAAATGGTTTTAAGCTGGTAATTGTAAGTGTTTCTGCTGCATCCGGCACAGGGTATAAATAAACATTTACTCTTGGAAAAGTGTACTGAGGATAAAGAGAGTGTGGTCTTCTTACAAGAGTTTTTAAACTAATCTGATTATATCTACCCTCTGAAATAATATCTACTGGATGAGACGTACCGGAGGAATCTACAATATACGCACTAAGTACCTGGTTAGGTCTTGCCGTAGATATAGTTCCTCCAGTACCCCATGTATACAAAGACGTGCTAGCAACCAAAGTAACATTCTCTCTTACTGAAGAAAAAACATTAATCTTTTCTGCTGCCCATGACCGCAACATAGATTGCAGCGCAGTCAAAGCATCGGATTGCTCGTCTGAAGTAAGCGATTCACCACTTGCAACAACACCTATTTTTCTTGCAGCTGATTTTAATATTGCGGAAACTTGCATAATTATTTATCCTTTTTAGTCTTTCTAGTTTTTCTAGTCTTCGGTTTCTTATCTTCAAACGCACTAAAGAAATCTTCTTCCTCTTCTACTTCTTCTGGAAGATCAGCTGGAGATTCAACCCAACCCTCTTTAAATTGTTCTTCTTGTTCTATTAAAGTTTGAAATACTTTACCGGCTCTAAAATCCTTACGATAAAGACGCTTAGGCCAACCATTTTCTTCAAAATCTTTGATACTTAACTTTTCTCTTTCGTGTCTGATTCCCGAGTTAAGTAAATTATTTTTACTAACCATTTTTAATTCTCCATAAATTTTTCACACAAAGAAAAGTGTTCATTTGTTAATTTTTCTTCTTTATCAAGCTCGGTTAGTTTACTTACTATAAGCTTTTCTATAACCTCTCCAAACTCAATATCTTTTTGCTCAACAGTATCCTCTGACCAAGTAAGTCGATCTTCCGCTTGTTTAAAGTCTAAAATCTTATTCTCCGCCTCAGAAAATGATAACTCCTCTTGCATTACACGAATAAGTTTCAAATTTGTAAAACTCCCCTCTTTCGGTAAAATCTGACTTAAAATAATTCTTTCTCTTACATCAAGTTTCATCTTTTTAATCTCCTGTTTCCTGGGGTTATTCCCGAGAAGGCTGACCAGGAATCAGCCGTTCAAGCCATGGACTCTATCTCGGGAAATTGGTTTTATTAATTCCATGTACTCTTGTCAAATATAGGAACATAATAATTTGTCCCTGCAATATCAACAACAATATGGTGCGATGTTTCAGTAAGGGTTAACGCGTTTGTATTCGCTGCAATCCCACAATTAGTAGCCGCTGCAAACTTAAACGCTTTTGTAATACTCCCCTGCCCACCAACATTCTCGCCAGTGAATAAAATACCAACAGGTAGGACAGCCGCCGCAGTAGCTCTGATATGAAAGCCTGCTGTAGCGTTATTTGTTTGGCAGAACGCCTCAACACCAAAATCGGTGTATCCCTGCATTCTTGCTTTTACTGCTAATGTTACACCCGCAATATTATCAACTGCATTACAATCAAAATAACCTGCAATCAATGGCTGGTCAAGCGTTCCGCCTGTTGCAATTGAAGCTGTACCAAGAACACCATAACAACCACCAGTATCAAGAAGAGCATGGGCATGACCACTCATAGTACAGTTACCAAATACACCGATGAACTGATTTGCAGAATCGCCCGTCTGTGCTACGGTAACATTCATCCTGCCATACATAGCATAATTCTCATATGCAAGATGGTTTATATTGCATCTTATATAATGACCCATTATAAAACCATCCGCCATTGCCGCAGATGTTGCCATCGTGGTATAATTTGCCATGAAGTTACTGCTATTTGTAACAGCGGCTGTAACATTTACCCTGGTCACTATCATTTCCGTTGTGTGCGCCCCAAGAGCAAGCGCTGTGCCAGAGGCATCTCCAGCGATTAAAATACCGCCCAAATTAGCACTCTCGCCCCAGACTCCAGAAATATGAAGAGCAGCAACTGAGGTAGCGCCAGTTATGGCAAGCCCGGTTCCGGTTGCTGCAATCGTAATACCAGCTGTAGTTTGTGCTCCAACTCGAATACCAGTTACACAGTCACCGGAAACATTAAGTCCAGAAGAAGTTGCTGCACCACTAATCTCAATTCCATCTCCGCATATACCAGAAATAAGTATCCCGTTTGTTGCTGTACCTGCCAGACTTAACATAGTTGTACCAGTAAACGCACTGGTAACCGCTATAGCAGTAGTACCATCAGCCGCTATATTAATACCTGTTGTAAAAGCACCAGTTATTGAAACCGGTGTAGTAATAGCTCCAGTTAATGAAAGTCCCGTAGTAGCAGCTCCCATTTCCAATGTTTTAGTTGCTTCATCCCACTCAAGTGGACTATACCTTAAATTTAAACCCATTTTCTTATCTCCTATTAAGCCCTGCTTTAATTATGGTAGATGTAGCTTGTGGCTTAGTCAGCTACACCTACCAATTTACTACTATTCTCCCCAGAGTCTTACAGCAAGCTCAGGGTATAAAGTCTTAATCCCGTACAATATGTCCATCCTTATAATCTCTTCGTCGGCATCTATATCATACTGTTTTACCACTCTAATGGAAACACCGGCATCTTTATCAGTCTGTCGTGAACCCCAAACATTAGCTGGCATTTCCAGCGGCAGGGTTACAAGACAAAACGCATTAGGATGAAACACAAGATTCTGTGCATAAGCAGTAGATTCTGTACCAACAAAAGTCATTGCATCGCCATCTACTGGAAGAGCGTCTACATTATCATAAGCAAGATTACCACTACCAGCAAATGTAATAGTTGGTGAAATTGCTAGGGTTGCCATATTACCACCACTAGAGGTAGTATTCGCTGTACAAACCCATCTATGTAGGTTACCGGTACTTACACCAGACATATTATTAACCTGATTAACTGTTGCTACAGTAAAAATATCACCAGCTGTAACAGTACTAGAGCTCGCATTCCAACCATCAGTTGAAAATGTAGTTGCTCCAGTAGCCGGTGCAGTTGCATCAACTAACGGAGTTGCACTTGTAGTAAATGCCCCAGTAGTATGGGTTTTAATGTTCTGATCCATATACAGAGACAGATTAGCAACTGTACCAAGATAACCTTTAGTATGAAGATCAAGTGCTGGTTTCGCAGCAAATGTACCTTTCAAACCATCAGCTAAAGTCCAATGTGCTGCAGGATTCAACATTGCATAACGCATTTCCTGAGGAGCAGACTCATTATCCAGAATTGTCTGACAATCACCAAGAACCTTAAAAGTTGCAGGTGTTGTACCAGGAGTTCCAGCATAATTATAAACATCAACATACAGACCACAAAGATCAGCATCTACCTGATTCGCAAGTGCCTGAGCAGCCGGGGTAATATACCTCGCACTGTATTGTTCAATATTCTGTGTAAGTTCTACAGAGCTAAATGCCCAGGAGACATGTGCCTGTGTACTTACAGTCAGAGTGGTTGAAGGCTCAGAAAGATTGGTATTAGTTCTTGACTGAGCTTTGGTTACCCTAAATTTATTAGGTTTACGTATAGTAATAGTTTCACCTACTTTTCTAAACTCATTCTTATACGAACGATAAACGTGCTGAGACATACCAAGATTATTAGTCAACTGCATTAAAGCTTCTTTTGCTATAATCGTTGGAGTCAATAATGTATTACTTGAAACCATGTTATTTTCTCCTATTTTTTACTTTCTCTCCAAGCTTTATATTCCTTCGGGGACATTTGATCAGGGTCTTTATCGACCACACCATCTGTCCTGACGGGAGATATTGGAGCTGGAGCCTTTGATTGTTTTTTGTTCGGCTTGGGCTTAGGCTTCGGTTCTACCTTCCCCAAACTTACTTCGATTTTACCAATTTCTCTAGCAGCTTTTACCAAACTGAGGTTACATATTTTTTCAGACTTTTCAGGATTACTCGCAAGATAATACAAAACATCTTCCGGGCTTTCCGTGTCTAAAAGTATACGCGTAACTTCTGAACTAATAATGAGAGTATCATCAAGTACAAGATCATCAAAGTCTGTGTACTTTTCTTTTCCTCTATCCATTGCATCATCAAGCCCATCGTACGATTCTTCTACATCTTTTTTTGTAGTTTTTTCTTCATCTTTCTTTTCTCCACCTTTTTGAATAGTTTTCAACTTCGCATCAACTTTCCATTCAGCCAAGGCTTCAATAAAATCATCTTCGTCTTCAAAATCTACTTTTAGCGGTTTACTTACATCCGGAATTTTCGCAGTTGCTTTTTGCAATTCTGCTTCTAACTTAGCAATCTTTTCTTCTTTAAGATCTCTTTCACGCTCTGCAGTACGCCACTTTTTAGTCAACTTACCAATTCGCTTTTGTACTGTTTTTGAATCGCTTTCATTTACATCAAGTTCTTCGCTGGGTTTACCAGACTCTTCTTTTTTTTCTTTGACCGCTTTAACCCCTTCTTCGACCTTTTTTTCAGTCTTTTTTTCGTCATTCTTTTCCTCTTTTTTTACTTCACCTTCTGCAACTTTTCCATCGTCTGTAAGATTGTCTCCATCAGACGAAATAGGTTCAGTTGAATCAACAGAATCTAAGTTAGGATTATCAATTCCATTAACAACTCCTGGGTCTAACATTTCTGCATCTTTAATTTCATTTAACGTCTTTAACATTGCAAGTCTCCTTTGACTTGTTGCAAGCAGCTTAGCTACTTGTTGGGTTAATTGGTCAAAATTTGACCTTTCTTACTTCACTTTTCAATCTTAGTCTTTTCAATCTTAGCTGTTTCTTCTTTTTTCTCTTTCCTCCCTTCAATAAAATCAACAGCTTTCATTTTCGTCTCTTGTCGTATCTGTATAAGTTTTACTTCCGCTTGAGCAAGTTTAACCTTTTCTTCTTCAAGTGCAACTTTTTGTTCTTCAAGTGCTAAATTTCCCTCTTGAAGTTTAACCTGCCCAGCCTGTAATTTCAACTGACCTTCTTGGAGCTTAATCTTCCCATTTTCTATAGCAAGCTGATCTTCAAGTGAGAGCGGAGGAGGTGGTGTAGGTGGAGGAGGCGCCTCACCACTTTGTTTAGCATCTTTAGCTGCTTTAGCTTCTTTAACCTCGGGTGGAAGTAGAAACTCAAGCCGCTCTGAAACTTCCTCCGCTCCAGGCCAGTCCATAGCTTTCGCAAACAAATCACCAATAATTGGAGCAGCTTGTGGGTAGTACTGAATGAACTCTGACATAGACTGCCGGGCTTCTGTTCTTTGTGTAGTAAAACTTGGGCCAACAGTAACTACTACATCATATGTACCTACAGATGTGTCATTTAAAATTTGCTTAATTCCAGACTCTTCTACTTCTTGATTTACACCAACAAACTCTTGCTCCCCATTATCCAGACCAAGTCGTATGACTCTTTCTGTATCAAGCAACCCCGGAGCCATATCCACAAGTACTCTACCAAGTTGTTGAATAGACCGGGCTAAATTATCCACAAAAGAAAAAGTACCAACATCACCCTCTTTTTTCCTTTCTATAATAGCCTTTCCAGATCTTTCATTACTTTGCATACCAAGGCTTGCTTTCTGCAACCCAACTGTATCACGCATTTCCTGGTCAGTGGTCTGAATCCTCTCAATCATTGCACTAGAAGCCTGCGGGGGTACTTCTCTCTTAGGCCACCCCGGTGCTTTCTCATCAAAGTTAACCAGCAGATAAGGATAATTCTTTCTCTGTGCTTCGTTCCACTGTGACTCGTGTCCAGATATCTGTTTCGGAGTAACAAGATAAGGAACTTTTGGTTGCAATGTAGCTATTTCAGTGTCTGTAGAGCTCCAATAATTATACATACGCTGAGCATCTTTAGCTTTTCTAATCAAACCCCGTCTTTTAACCTTTCCACCTACGTTTAACTCTTTACCCCAAATAGGAATAATAGGAATATACTTTTTTCCTACCCATTTTTTCTTCTCAAGCACCTCACTACCTGAAACAAGATACCACATAATATCATAAGATTCTATATGTCTTTTCTGACTTACCACATCACCCTCTTCTAGCTTACTCACAACCCTATCATCATCAAGCAAATAAATAACCTGTTTCCGGGGCTCTTTTACAAAGTACTCTACCAGTCTAACAGTATCTTTTGTACACCAACCAGCAACATACTCGTTACTAACTGTATTAAACTCCATTGGTTCTTTATTATATTTTTCTTTATACTCGTCTCTATCCATATCAGAAACAATAATACAATATTTAGCGTCTGAACAATCATACTCAAGATGTTTACCCCAATAAACAGCTAACGCATTATCCACCTTTTCAATATAAGCATCTTGGTCAAAAGAAGTATCATTTATATATTTAGTCACAACCCGCATAGCCCCGACACCACAAGTAACTGCGTGTTCAAAGCCATGATCTATTGCTATATCCGCTTTCGAAACATGCTGTACATGTTTAATCCAGCCACCAAGAATCCGAGCAACTTCGGGGTCACCTTTAGAATCTACTGGAATAACCTTAATAGACGGCCTATTCATTCGCTGATCACCAACAACCTGATCAATAAATGAGGACATTTTATCAATAGTTAAACAAGGTCTTCCATCAGCCGTACGCATAGCTTTTACTTCTTCAGGCCACTGAGCTCCATCTACACCAACAAAATTAAGATCATCAAGAGCAAGTCGATTATTCTCTTCATCTTCATCAACAGCTTTTGTAAACCTATCTTGGACCTCTTTAAGAATTTTTCTATCCGCTTGTGAGCTCATCATTTTACCTCTTTATGTGTACCAACTATAAGTGGTTTATGTAGTAAATCTTTAACAGCTTTTTCTAATGACTTCGCAGATATAAGCTTATCATACGCTTTTTTATCTACACCATTGTACTTCCATATAACGTCAGTGTTAAATTTCATAGATAAAACTTTTTTCTTTTCATTATACTTAACTATTTCCATTTTCCCTTAACTCCCCATCCAAGCAGATTCACTACTATGATAATCTCTATACTTTCCAAACTCCGAGTAATAATTTTCTTTATCTTTAGCAAACACTCTTGTGCTGTCGTTTGAAAAATACTCTGTAATACAAAGTGCATCAGCAATATTTGGACTATCAATTCCTCTAGTCTTTAAATCTTTTTTAGATTCTATAACATACCCACCATGAGCATTAAAACTATATCTAACTGTAGCAAGTTCACTTGCAAGCTGTTGTCCAAGACTCTCCGGCTCCCCACTAACCTTAACATCAGGAAACGAGTATTTCCCAAGTAAACAATTATCTCTAACTCTACACCAAAGCTCATCCCGAAGTTTATGAAACTTTGCAATATTACTTGAAGCCATAGTTACATTTACTTGATAAAGATTCTTCAACTTACGTTTTTCAAGCCAATCAGCAACCCCGGCTCCAACACCAATAGAATCAATCCCAATCCCGTCAGCTTTCAACTCTTGATAAGTCTGGTTAATAAACCCACCAAGATCTATTGTATTTAACTTTCTAAACGTCTCCCAAGGATCAATTCGTAAGCCTTTTCTTGGTAAAATAATAGAACAATCATCACCATATCTAGCTACATCCACACCAAGGTAAAGGGGCTCATCTTCAGCAACTTCAAACTGTTGCCCAATACACTGCTGTGCAGACCAAAGTGGTATAAGCGTATTTTCATCCTGAAGCGGGGGATTTCCCTCAACCCTAATCCTAAACACATTCGAATCAAGACCATATTTCATAGCAAAGTATTCAGGCATACTTGGATCAACGTTTGTGGAATTTCTTGAATCCCAATGAAACTTTCTCCACTGCTTTTTTATTTCAGCATGAAAATGTGTATCGTAGAAATAACCAAAGTTCTTAGTCATATTACCAATTAAAAGTACTTTATTATCAGGCTGAGTAATTGCACCCTCCAAAGGTATGTAAGTTGGATCAGGAATACCACTCGCCTCATCACAGACTATCAATAAGTGATCGCCATGTAAACCAGCTAAAGTTTCACCCTGCTCTTCTTTTGTAGCTCGAATAGAAGGAGAAATCAGCCGCATCCAATATTCTTTCGGGGCTTCTTTATGTTGAATAGAGTCTTTTCTAACTATAAATTCATCCGCTACAGTAGATTGACGTAACCACTTAGATATTTCAGAAAGAAATATATCTCTAAGCTGACGGTTAGTCGGTGCAGTTACAACCACTTTCGCATAAGGCCTGGTAACCAGAAACCACAGTACAATCCACGAAGCACTTGCATCTTTACCAACTCCATGACCACTTCGTACAGAAACTCTTTTCTCGTTTGAAATAGCTTGAAGAAGTTCAATTTGCTGAGTCGAAGGGGTAACTTTAATACACTCAACTGCAAATGTAAGAGCACTTTTCTTCCACTCAGTAAGCTTCGCTAAAACTGTTTTATTAAGATCATTATCCATTATTTTCTTCGTCCATAGAATTAATTGCAGCATTTTCACCAAAATACTTTAAAGCAGCCGCATTATAGGCTAGTGCCGCTTCTTTTCTTGTACCAAATCTTCCAAGAGAAATATTTTTATAATTCACACAAATAGAACTAAAAATTCTATTATCTCTTTTATCAACATATACACCACGAAATCTATCTTTACTTATTTGATTCTGAGCATTTATTGATCTACTACAATTTCTCATATTATATTCTTGATTATTAAGACCATCTCTATCTTTATGATCTACTTCTTCCTCATCAATAGGTTTCATAATAAATCTATGCATGTATAGTTTAGTCCACTTACCAGCATTTAATACATTAGTTACAGCATACCATCTTTGTCTATGCTGATCTGCAGCCCAGGTATACTGCATAAGTTTTTCATAATTTTTATCGTCCACTTTAGCTATCTTACCTTGCGTTAATTTTATCTCTTTCATAGTATTTCTCCTAATACTCTTCGTGGTTAATAAGGGGAAATCGACCGAAGATAGTCGAAATTCAGGAGCTACCCTATCCCCTATATAAAACAAATTTATTTCAGTATTCAGTTCCATTTATTTTCCACTAAACTTAGCCATTGCACCATCTACCATTTTACCCATATACGGGGCAGCAAAATAAAAACCAAGAATAAGCATAACCGCTCCATTCATCTTCTCCGCATACCCACCAATAATATTTGCAGACTCTATAAGTTTATCTGAATTTGCTACCCAAATAGCTACAACATTTAAAAACATACAAGCAATATACTGAAATAACCAAATAGATACAATGCTTAAAGCAATAAGTCTTCTTGCTAAATTCTGTCCTTTAGTCGCATCCATCCAGTTAACAAGCATTGTTCTAGCTTCCGTAATAGCCTTTGCTTGATCTTCTGCTTTTTCTTCACTGGTATAAACAAGCTTGTCAAGTCCAGACGATACGTTGTTTATTAAAGAAGCTGCTGCTTTATCAGTACCAAAAACCTTTCCTAAAACTGTTCCTATTCCAAACATTACTTACACCCCCAATGTTCAAAACTAAAGTGGTTAGCGTCATCAAATCTTCCACCCCACCGGGCATCTGAGTGCAAAGTTTCCCAGTATTCCCCAAGTTCTAACCATGCTAAATGCCCGCCGTTTGAGATATATTCATTATCTATAAATAAATTAAAGTCATGTGCAAGACGAATCTTATGTACACTCTTTGCTGCTGAGTAACTTCTTTTTTCTCCAAAATCTCCAAAAACTCTTTTATCCCTATATCCATCACCTTGTGTTAAACCATAACCTTTATCACAAGCGAATAAAATCAGCTTCCCTATACAAACCGTAAATACCTGTTGTTTTTCAGAGAGTTTCATTTAATTTTATTTTCCATTTCTAGCTTATCATTTAACCTAATTACATTAATATTAAGTTCTTGAAGATTATCAAGTACTTTATCATTAGTAACTTTTTGTTCTTTCCACAGCTCGGTATCAATAGACTGCTGAACATGAATTGCTTTTATCATTTCACTTAAAACCTTATTATCAACTTTTTCAGCTAATTTTTGTTCGATTTTAACCTGTTCAGCTTTAAAGTCATCTTTCTGGTCTGCAATAACCGTATTTTGCTGCGTATAAAGAGCTGCGTATGCGGCGAATAAAGCAAGTACTAAATAATTAAAGATACTCTTTTGTCTGCGATCAGTTCCTTTTACAGTTGCCATTTTATTGCTCCGTGTTTAGAGATTAAATTTCCATTAATTAAACTCTTTTATTTATTTCGCTTGAAATAACGCATTAAAATCTATACCATTTACTTTAAAATTTGTCGTAGCAGGGGCACTCCCTAACGCCAAACGCTCATAATACTGCGCTAAATCTACCCCAGCTACTTGAAAACCAGTATTCGCAATAACTGGAGATATTCTCGCCTTTAAAATAGTATTTAACAAAACCCCATTTACTTTATAACTATTCTCTACAGGCAGTGGATAGAAAGTATTATGAAGTTGCGTCATTGCAGTTTTTACATCTGCAAGATTACCAACTATTACATAACCTTCAAAGGGATAAACTCCAATTGGTGTAGAGGTTATTGGATGCCACAAAGACCATTTTACAATGCCTGCACCAAAAAATGATTCAGTAAACCAAATATACCCACTCCCGAATCCATCAGCGGCAGTAAATCCAGGAGAATAAACACCCATAGCATAATTAGTCCCATAAGAAAATATTATCGGCTCATTATTATTCCCGCTAGTCCCAGGCCCTCCTGATAGGGATGAGATTGCTTCTGTTCTAGGATTATATGTCCAGAAAGATGAGAATATATCTGGCATATAACCTGTTATATATTCAAAAAGACCAAGAGTATGTGCGATAGGAACATGAAACTCTACTAAATATTTTATGATGTGTGATGAAACAGTGTGCCCAATTGTAACATCTTTATTTAGAATATGGTTGGAGATAGTTTCTCCATTAACAGGTAACCAAAAAGCCATATTTATCTCTGTAGCAAGATGATTACCGGAAGCGCTTATACCATTCAAATAACTACTACTTGTAGGGCCAGTCCCATCAGCAGAAGAACCAGCCTCAGTAGGATTATAATCTTCACCAGTACCATTAAACTGCGCAGCAGATTGTAATTGTCTCCCATGATCATAGGCATCTATAAACTCTACTCCATTCCAGGTTAAAGACATTATAGCCCCAGCAAATTGAGCGGTAGTGCGTATTGCTAATGGAGTACCTGCTACTATTCCACTTATTGTTGAATCGCCATAAGCCATTTATTTTCTCTCGCCTCTTTCTATCTTTGTAATCTTTTTACTCAACTCTTGTACAGCTTTTAATAAAACTCCAACCGTGTTGTTAACATCAAAAATATTCTTATCCTTTCCTGCTAATATAATATCTGTATCATCTGCAATAAATCCCACTCGGTATAATTTTTTCTTGTCCCGCTTAAAATTAAACTCTTTCACACTTATACTGTTTACTATTTTAAGAGCATTCTTTTTAAATGTTTTAATATTCTTTTTTAACTTACGAGAAGAAGTAGAATTAAACACAGTAGCATTAACCGTACCTGCTGTTGTAAGATTACCAGCGTCATCTACAGTAAGTAATTCTGTATTTGCTCCATCAGTATCAATATGTATACTTAACATATTTCTACCAACAGCAGAAGAGTACGCCCCAATAGCAAGTACAGCAGCACTCGGCGATGTTCCACCTTTAGTAAGCTTTAACCTTCCAACTATATCTAATTGTTGATCAGGAGCATCTGTTCCAATACCAACAAAACCAGAAGCAGCAACTTTAATTCCAGCTAAATTGTTATACGATAATTCTTGACTTCCTGAAATTACTAAACCTATATCTGTAGCAGAAGTGGCTAAAGTTACCGGATCATGACTTCCAGAAACTGACGGCCAAGTCGAACGTTCTACTCCACCTAAAGTTATCTTATTCGTATGAATATTTTTAAGTCTTTTATCCGGTATACCTAGTGTTCCATAGTCATCCTGAATATGACTAAAATACAGATCACTTATAGCCCATTCACTAAGCGCTATTGACCCATAATCAGCTCCAAGTATTAATGTATAACCAGGAAATTCTGTATCATAACCAAAAACTGGTGTACCAGATGACTGTTCAATAAGTCTACGACTACCAATTCCATCAATATCATAAGCACCAATCTGCAAAGATCCACCTAATTCCGGAGTAGTATCATCAACAAGTTCAAAACTCTCTGCACCAGCCTGAATATCACTAACTAAAACCTTTTTTAATGTTGTCGCATGACTGGTATCTGATATCAACATATAATCATCAGATGCGGGAGTAGCTGCTGCATGCCCTGTTATAGCAGTTGGGTGTAAATCTAACCCATATATCGGGTCTACAGAATTATCCCTTACCATTCCGGCAGTATGGTTAATAGCTGTTATCTGTGCGGCAGTTGCAACTCCTGCTGTAGTAACAGTTGCAGCAGGTAAAGTTACATCGTCTACCCCGCCATCAGAAGTAATTGCTATGGTATCCGTACCAATAGTTCCCATAGAAAGAGATGTTGTAGAATTACTAACCTTCGCAGTATTAACAACTATCTCATCAAATTTAGCTTTTGAAAGTAAACCCGCTCTTAAAGTTGAAGCCGAAGCCAACACCGCACTTGTTCCTAATTCAGGTACAACAGACACAGTAGTTTCAGTAACATCACCTTCCTCTAAAACTACATTTACTGGTATACCCATTGCTGAGTCCCAAAAATCAGTCATTGGTGACGACCAATAATCAGTCATTTCAGATACCCAATATATACCAGTTCCACCGCCGGCACTAGCTACATCTGAAATTAAAGCTCTTTTTAAATTTCCACTATCTGTGGTGTCTGAAATTACAACGTAATCAGTGCCTAAAGCTGTTACTAAATCTTGTCCGGTAATAGCAGTTTTATCTAGTGTTAATGTAGTTGACCCGGTAACATCTCCGGTATGAGTAGAATTAGTTACTTTTGCTGTATTTGCTGTTATAGCTTGAATATGCGCGGCAGTAGCATAACCAGTTTGAGCATCAGTTGCCGCACGAAAATTTAACTCCTGAACATCTAAACTTAGCCCACCATTAGTCGCCGTAGTATTCAAAGTCACGACAGCGTGTGAAGCAGCAATTGTTTGAAATGTCGGAGCTGCTCCAGCACCGTTACTTGTTAATACTTGAGTTGCTGACCCAGTTGTAACATAAGCTGGATCACCAAGTGTATCATAAGTTAATAGATTCCCGGTAGTTCCTGAAGCCATCTTACTTAGCGTTATTGCGTTGTCTGAAACTGTAGTTGCGGTAGTCGCAGTGGACGCATTTCCAGTGGTATCTTGATCACCTATAATATTAACACCGGGAAGCGTTATATTAGCACTACCATCAAATGTTTCTCCTCCAATGGTTCTCGGGGTTTCCAGTGTCGTAGCAGTTGTTGCCGTACCAGAAGTACATACAGTATTATCTCCGGTATTAGTACCAGTATTCGTACCTGTTACAGTTCCTCCACCAGTTGCAAAAGTCCCATCTGACAACGCAGTATTAAACTCCGCAAGTGTCCCGGATATACCTACAATAGAAGTTTGATCAGCGGTAGCATCAGATGGTATACCTTCAAGCTTAGTTATATGCGCAGATGAGGCCATCCCTGCGGAAGCGTTTGTAGCCACCGGAAGAGTTACATCGTCAACTCCTCCATCAGATGTAATTGCAACTGTGTTAATACCAACTGTACCAAGACTAAGCGAAGTTGTACCAGAAACCGCAAAAGTATACCCTTCAGCAATTATAACATCCAGTGAATCAGTGGTTATATTTGTTGTTAGGGTATCTTCAGATAACCCAGCTGCTAAAGTGCTTTCAGTTATATTTACTTCTAAAACATTTTCAGCTACTTCAACTGCTGTAGTTTCTTCAGTTATATTAGCTGCTATATTACTAGAAGTTATGTCAAAAGTATAATCTGGCATATTATGCTATCCTTGAAGAGACTCCTGGAAGTACTGTAATTTCACCCATGTCAAGTACGTAAGTTTTACCCGCTGCAGTAACATACCGTAAAGAGTAATACATTGTCCCGGCTGTGAGCGCTGCAGTTTCAGTGTCAGTAATTGTTCCTGTAGTAATACCGTTTGTTGGGTCGCTAAGTGAAGTTATTGTAACCTCTAACTCCGGGGCAGTTGCAATTACTTTATCTACATCAAGAGTAAGATAAAACGTACTCCCGGTTATATCAACCGCAACTCCTTCAAGAGTAATAGCAATCCGAAAATCTTTTGTATCTCCTTGAACTATATCGGATAAAAAGCCGGGATAGTTATTTATTCCTGCCATTATTTACTCCTTTTTATTTAACTAAAGTTATCAAGCTATACAATCGGCGTACAGACGTTCGTATTGAGTAAAATGGTAATACCCGCCTTCTATTAGATAGTCTTTAATCGTTTTCATTGCTGCCCACCTGTGCCAGATGAATAGTATTGTATTAGTGCTTGTTTTATTGTTGTCATGGTTTATCCTATTAGTTTGATCTCTTACGCCTGTCACCATTCCGCAATTCTTGAGAAGTGAAGTAACTCTTAGCATGATGAGATGTTATACCAGATCGTCTTTGTTTTTTTCTTCTGTTATTTTGTCCCATTGCTTACCCTTATTGAAACTTATACCTTATAATTACTATTCCTGAGCCGCCAGCTTTTCCATCTGCTGTTACACCAACAAACTGCGAACCTTGTCCGCCACCACCACCGCCTGTGTTAACAGTCCCATCAGTCGCACCCGCACCAAGATAATCGCCACCAGTTCCGCCACCTCCAGCACCACCAGCACCAGGCGTTCCACCAGCTTGATATACTCCGCCGCCACCGCCACCAGCGTATGTCACTGCTGAACCGGTTATACTCGATTCGGTACCGTCCCCACCGTCACCTCCATTATAAGCCCCACCAGTAGCTGCAAATCCAACTTCACTTGCGCCACCACCACCACCACCTGAATTATTGTGAGCACCCCCAGCGTACCCTTGTACTGGTGTAGTAGACGGTGTATTTCCTGCGGTTTCAGTTGCAACACCAAACCCACCTCCGCCACAACCTGAACCACCAGCAGTTGCGCCACCAGTATCATGTCCAGCAGAACCTCCACCGCCAGTTGCTGTAATAGTTGAAAATACTGAATCGCTGCCTTTTATACCGAATCCACCAGAAGTCCCGCCAGCACCGCCAGCACCTACAGTAATGTTATAAGCTTGAGCTGTTACGGCAAATCCAGAAGCAGTTCTATATCCGCCAGCACCTCCGCCACCTGAACCACCTGCACCACTGTCCACCGCCCCAGTTCCACCCCCACCCCCAACGACAAGATACTCAACAGTCCCAATATCGCCAAGAGTAGTTACTTCAAAATCAGTACCAGTATCAGCAAGTAGAAAAGTATGGACTTTATAATCACCATCTGTGGTTATGTTGCCGCCTGTGGCGACCATGTAAGCTGCACCACTGCCTTTAATCCTTGCTAACACCGCTTTATGAGCTAAATGAATAGTCATGTTAAACCTCCGGTGTCCAGCCGTTAGTCGTGATTAGCCAATCGTCTGCTGTGTAGTATTGAAAGACTGCTATATCTCCGGCAGTTGACAAGTTCGTTAGGTTCTTACCTTCAGCATTTGTCGTTCCATCCATTAAATATCCATCATTGGCGTTTGTATCTACAGTAACTGCAATAGCTCCAAGAGTTATAATAGTGAAGTTCATTCCTGCGACCATTAAAGGAAGTTGACAAGTGCCGGTTACGTTACAGATAAATGTTCCACCATACAGATTTGCTCCGGTAAAATTTGCTGCGAAATTCGCTGCTGAGTCTGTTACAGGAGTAAGACTTGGCAAAGCTCCCGCACTTGTAAGTCCTGTTAAAGAAGTTATGTCACTATTAGCTCCATCACTTGCAGCATTAGCCACTTTGGCTAAAGGAATCCCATCGTCATCCAAGCCAGTCATTGAAGTGATGTCAGCATTAGCTCCATCACTCGCAGCATTTGCTACTTTAAGTAATGGAATTCCATCATTATCTAAGCCAGTCATTGAAGTTATGTCACTATTAGCACCATCTGAAGCAGCATCGGCAACTTTTGCCAAAGGTATACCGTCATTGCTCAAGCCTGTCATGCTTGTTATGTCTGAGTTTGCTCCACTTTTTGCCCCAGGCGGTTTAACATAAAAAGTTGTTGTACTTAAAGCTGTAACCACCACAGTTTCATTAGCTGCTGCTGTATAAGTCACCCCGCCCTGAACGGTAATATTTCCAGCGTGAGTAAAAACAGTAGCTCCGGCGCAAATCAAAGTTCTTTCAGACCCCGCCTGATCAGCAGCTGGAAAATCAGTAATTGTCTCCGCACCAGTAAAATTAATAATATTA